CATGAACACTCTGCGAATGTCTATTTGGCTTCCTTTGAGTTTAACCTGTTGTAAGCCCACAGCATAACTTACAGGTATGCCGCTGAGCCCAACTGATACTTCATTGGTGCTGGCTCTTAGTTCATTCATCGTGTCGCCTATTTGTAGTAGGATCCCCACTTGATCATAGGTATAATCACTGCCATCACTTTCAGTGAGACTAACTGGTTTATGATAGTTGCTGAGTCTTAGAATGCCAGTGCCTGGTATGTCCAAGCGAACAAACATTGCCGCTCCAACTTGATCATATCCACTTAGGTCAATTGCCATTAGGTTCTGTCCTCATAGAATACAAAGTCACCACTCCATTGAATCAGATGATTGGCTCCTGCTGGTGTTATGGTCCATGTTGGTCTTTCAACACAGATTACATCAACGGTGCAGTCTAATCCAACATTCAATGTGTAACTGCCTGATGCTTCATCAATGGGTCTGTTAACTGTGACCGTGACACCGTTGCCATCTGCTGGATCATCTACCACTTGATAGAGATTGCCTGTGGGTCCTATTTGTATATAGTCTCCACCTTTGACCACCTTGCCTGAACTATAACTGCTGGCTGTGATCTCAAGTTGATTGTTGTTGCCCACACTGGTATCGCCTGTGAATGTGCCACTGGCATCTCCAGTGTAACCAAAAAAGTCATCAAACAATGGTCTGTTGAAATCAATGTTGGCAACCTGTATTCTATCAACCTGATCCAGTCTTGCAAGATATGGTCGTGCATCATCAACTGTGCTTGGTGCTGGTGTTACCACAAACTTCCATGTGCGTCCACCTCTGCTGACTGCTCTTACAACACCTGATCTTGAAATGGTGCTGGCTACAACACCTCTGCCATCTATGCTGATGTTAACAGCGTTGTCTATTACCCATTGAACACTTTGATCAACTGTTGCCATGTTTATCTCCTACCTGGTAGGCTTCTTCTGCCTTGTTCTGTTATGCCGTAGATGAATTCAGGATCTGTTGCTACCAGTCTACGGAAACTGTCTGTGTCAACAGCATTGATGTTATAGTTAACTGTGGTTGAGCCACCCATGCCGTTCATTGGCGTTACCTGTGCAGGTCCACTGACCAATTCAGGTCCACGCTCACCTACAACACCAAATTTGCCACTGGGTATAAGTCCACCATTGGCAAAGAATCCTGCAAAGAAGTCACCAATGCCACCCAGGATGCCACCACCAGCACCACCTACACCGCCAACCAGCAGTTGCCGCAATTGGCTTCTAAATATGGTTTCAGCAATGTCGCCTACTAGGTCTTTGAAACTGAGTTTGCCTGTTCTTACAAAACTTACTATGCTGTCTTCAATGCTTTGCGTGGTTTTTGAGAATATCTCTTCTGCTAACTTTGCACTGTCTGTGGCACTGTCTCTAAAACGCTCAAATGCCGCGTCCCAACCATCAGCAAATGTTTCTGCTTCACCTTTCTGAGTTTCCAAAAATTGTTTGAATTCTTTTTGCAATCGTGCAACAGCACTGGCATATTGTTCGCTGTCAATTCTACCTTTACGCAATGCCTGATCCAGCATCTCAAGTGTTTGTTCATAGTCTGCTGTGGCGGCTTCAACTGGCAAATATCTTTCTAATGCCTGTTCCATTGCCTGATTCAATGCATCTTGAGCCTCTTTCATCTTTGTGGCATTGGCAATTGCGGCTGGCGACGGTCCTGCACCTCCAGCTAGAACATCTTGACCACCTCCTGGCACTTCAGGCATGGTTAGTGCTTGTTCTACTGGCTTTTTACCTTGTTCAAGTTTTTGTTGCAGTGCGTCATATTCTTCACCTGCTTTTACGATAGCATCAATAAAGCCCCATTCACTGGCTTTATCACCAACATAGTCCAGTGCTTCTCCAACAATTTCTCCAAAACGGCTGGCACCGTCACCAGTTATGCCCAACAAATTACCAAGTTCAACAAGTCCATCATACAACAGTCTAAAAGGTGTTGTGATTAGGTTGATTATGAATTCACCAAGGATTCTGAACTGATTGCCTGCATATTCTAACGCCGCACTAACCTGTGCCATGGTTCTACCAAAGCCATTGAAGTAGGTTACTGCACCAATTATTGCACTGGTTATAAGTCCTATAGGGTTGGCTCTTGCAACACCCAACAAACTGCCAAATCCTGCTGTTAAACCTTTGAGTGCTCCACTGAAAACACCTGCCGCTGTGGTTGCTCTTGCAATACTGCTGGCAATTCTAGCAAAAATTACCTGTAAACTACCCAGCAGTTTTGCACTGACCAGTGTGATAACCAGGCTTCTCACTAGATCCAGGTTTGTAATCAACAGTTGCAGTGCATCTGCTGTGGTTCTAATGGCTTCTCCTACACCAGCACCTAATTGTGCGGCTAGTTTGTCATTTTGTTCCAAAAAGTCAGTGAGTCTGGTTACAACATCACGCACTGCTGGTGCTAGTGCTTCACCAAATGTCACTGCGGTGTTTCTAGCTTGAATACCAAAGTTGCTCATCAATGTGCTTAGGTTTTTCAGTCTATCTTGTGTTGCACCGCCAAATCTTTCTTGAATACCATCACTGAGAGCTCGCAGAATGGTTTGAGCACCTTCTGCTGTTTTACCAAACTCTGATATTTCCAGTCTAGCAAGTCCCAAGCGTTGTTCAAGTATAGCGAACACAGGAATACCGCGATCAGCCAGTCTGTTTAGTTCTTCTAAACCAAGACCACCTGATGTAGTTCGTGCAAATAGGTCAGTGATTGCCTGTAGACTGCCAATCTGATCAGTGGTAACAGCAGCCGCATCAGTGAATGTTCTGATTAGGTCTTCTGTGGGTTGTATCCCTGCACTGCCTAGCTTGATAAATGTTGTTGTTAAGTCTTCTACACTGAACTGTGTTTTTGTTGCAAGGTCACTGATAAAATCCAATGCTTGTGCTCCTTGACGAGCACCACCAAATACACTGCCCAGTGTGGTTTCAAGATCTTCAAATCTTGCAGTGAGATTTATTATACCTCGCACAGCCTGTCCAGTGACAACACCTGCAATAACACCTGCAAAACCACGCAGTGTGTTGGTTAAATTTTGACTGGTTCTACCTACCTGTGTAAACTTTCTGTCAATGTTATCCATTTGACTTTGCAGTCTACGCATGCTCTGTATAGCAGGATTGGTGTCAAAATTCACCTGATAGGTTAAATCAGCCATATTTCTTTACCTGTCTTCTAAGATATTGCTCCATGTATTTTATGGTTGGGTCTGACATACCATTTGGAGCTTGTTTACTACTGCCCTGCTCTAAAGGCACAGCATAGTTGTAGTTTGCGTCAATCACACTGCCACGCAATCGTGTATTTCTTCTAGCACGACCTGATCTTTTGGGTGTGTTTTTAACAAATTCTCTATGAGCGATTTCAGGAGCACTGTTCATGAGATCAATGAGACGATCAGTTTTTTGAGTAACTGAGTCTTTAATCTTTTTTATTGTCACTAGATCTCTCCATCATTTCTTTCAATGTATTTAGCGGAATTTGTGGAACTGGAGCCCTGCCCTCACGCTCTGCTTCTGCTTTTTCTCTGGCATACTGCTCATAACTACTGGCAATATCCATGGTGTATACATCAAAAGTGTCACTGATTTTCAGCACTTGGCTGGGCAAATAGCCGTATCTAGTGGCTAAACGATCAATCATTACCACAGCCAAAAGGTTTGGATCGTCTGGATCTAGTTGACTGTTGGTTACTTTCCCAGAATAGACATCACATTGGTTAACACTTCAAGCATTACCTTGGTTGGCAAAGTGGTTTCATCAGTGAGAATTGGATTTCCATTCTCGTCCAACACCAAATCTTTTACAACCATGATTAATTCTGCTGTGTTTTTTGTGTCTATGCTACCTAAACGCATGAATGTGGCTACATCCACTCTATCCCAGGTATGAAAAGTGATAGTGTCACCGTATTCTTTTACTAGGTCTTTGTTGTCTAATACAATTTCAATCAATTGTGGTTTTTTTGCTAGGTCTTTGAGTTTCATTGTTTGTATATCTCTCTATCAAGTGGTTTGTTAAAGCTGTAAGGAAACGCAGGCGTCTTTCTGCTTTCTGCAGATCCGCTTGTGCTGAATTAATTTCGTTGCGACTTTTGTTGACTTCAGCTAGAACACTGATCAACAATTCGTGGGTGGTTTTATCTCCAAATATGTCCATCTATAAATCTCTAGAAACACTGGGGGCAATTTGCCCCCTGTGAATGGTATTAGAAACTTTCGTCTGCAATACCAATGTTGCCATCAGCAACATCAATTTGTGGTGTGTAATCACCATCAACTGTGAGCGTTACTGGTGAGACCCATACAGGTGCTCCAGCACTAACAGTTGGTGCAAGACCAGTGATATAGCCTTGTCCAGTGATTTCTGGACCTGCTGTTCCATCATCTTCATCACCAAAATACAGTGCGAAGTTGACTTTGGTCTTGTTTTTGCTCAATCCAAAAATGCCTTGGTCTGTTGCAGTGTCGCCTTTTGCGGCACTGGCATTGGCACCAAAGAAAATTGCTTGATCAAGCACAAGGTTGGTGGTAATACTGTTTGTTGCAGTAGTTGGCACCTGTAGTTTTGACCCTGTATCCAATTGTTCCCATGTAAACACATCATTTGCGTTGTTTACAGTTACATCTTGTAAGCCTGTAACTGAGAGATTGCCAGCGGTATTTGCTGTGGTTTGGATTTCTAGGTTAACCTGTGCATTTGCAACACCAGCGGCGTTATAAATGTAAGCCATTGTTGTTTCCTTATGTTACTCTATCCACTTCAGTGAAGCGGAATTCAAACTCTGTGAGAAGTGTGTCTTCTTCCAGAGTAATAGTTTTGTCTACTTCTCTTGTGATAACTCCTGTGATAGTGTTGAGATCAACTAGATCTTCAACACTGGCCATAAGAGTATCATAGTTGCTGGGTTGATTCTTGGCATCAGTCATTACATACACTATTACACTGGTTTCTTTTTCGCGGACTCGTGGTCCATTCAAAGTGTTAACCAATGTAGTAGTTAAAGTTTCTGGCTTACCAGCATAGAAAGTCTTAAAGTTCTTTTCATACAGTGGCTGACCTTGTGCTTCAAAGGGCAGTTCCGTGGCTACACGAAATGTGCCCAATGTCAAAGCCTGCAAGCCTGTGATGATTTCAGTTCTCATCTCACCCTCTTCAGGTTGACTCTGCTGGGTGCTTTTTCTGTCTTTTCAATGGTGTTATCCGCATCAAAGTCATACCAATCACCTGCTTCAATCAACTTGTTGAACAGTTCACGGAAGCGTTCGCCAAAGAAAGCAATCTTGGCTACCTCCGCTGAGTCTGGATTGCCAAAGTCAGCCACTTTAGGATACAGATACTCACTGAGTGCAAAATACACTGTCATATCTGTAAAGTCTTGCTGACGATCTTTAACCAAACTGGCTTGTGGTGCTGGAACCAATCTAGCATTGTAACTGTCAATGATTTCACTTTGGTCACCTAGATTGTTATACAGTTCCTTCCACCAATGTGTAGAACGAATATCGCTGAGGATACGATTGGTCGCTTGGATCAATGCATCCTCAACTATTTCAGCTGTAAGACCTTCATTTGTTTCAAACACACGCTGGTCTTTCTCTGTTACATCATAGTAATCAGCGAAAGCTACCGTTGTAGTGCCTTGGACCATGAATGCCATAATTCAACTGCCTCTTAGACTGCGTCTTTCAAGAATACGCCACGAGTTGCGTCAATAAGACCAACACCAGCATGTAGACTAGCAACAACATCTGTTCCTACTGCTTCTGCACGACGAGCAACTTCAAGGTCAACATTCTTCTGCATAGCAATACGCATAGCGTCTGCTGAGAATACTGCGGCTCTTGAACCTGTTACACCTGTGTCAGTGTCGTTAAGGTATGAACTTACAAAGAAGTCAACACCAAAGATTTTGCCAAAGAAACCAGAACGAAGTGCTTCACCCTGGAAGATGTCACCACCACCAAAAGCATTGCTTCCAATGTCGTTCATCAATGTAGCATAATGAGTTGCACCAATGATACCCATCAAAGGTCCAGTTTCACCAGCGGCTCTGATTGTTCCAACAGCAGTTGCCAATTCATTGATTGAAAGACCTGAACTGTCAGTTACTTCTTGTGCAGTCAATGTGCCAATCACAGCCATTACAGCTTTGTCAAATGCACTTGATACTGCGTTACCTAATGTGCGTCCAATTTCACTTGGATCAATGTTACCTAGGTCACGAATCACACTGCGAGCTGCATAGAGGTCACATTGAATTGTGTTCTTGGTGTCAGCACTGAGCACTGTATCTAAATCAACACCTGGCGATGCTTCACTTGAAAGTGTTGTAGCAGTTACAGCCGCCAATTCTGGAACCTGTAGTAAACCGTTTGGTGCGTTAACGATTGGAATCATTTGTCCGCCAAGGAACAATGAAGCCTCGTGAGCTGCATAAACTGTCGCAGCCTTGGCTGGGACGAATAGAGCATCAGTATTAAACCCTGAGGTATATGCTGAGTTTGCCATTTTTTATACTCCTAATATAATAGCTTTATACCAAGCCTTTGAATTTGGCTTGTTTGTAGACCTGTCTGTGATCCGCACGAGTCAAGTCTAAATTGTTGAGATCAAAATTAGCCATGTTGTCAACACCACTGCTCTTTACACTGGTATTGGTATTGGTTGTAGCTGGACTGCTTTGAACGAAATGCGGATTCGTTTGTAGGAATTCCTGGACAAAGGAATCTACACTTAGTAGTTTGCCATCGTCACCGTAACGCACCTGTCCATTGTTGTCTAGCACTTCAACTTCACCATCTTCATTGAGTTTAACTTGACTCTTTAATAAACTGCTCACCTGTTCAGGATTAACACTCTTGAACTTGGCTGCCGCGTTTACCAAAGGCATGTCAATCTTATACTCTTTGATAACACTGTCTCTTTTTTGTATCTCAGCATCTTTCTTGTGTGCCAGTTCCTGCATCAATTTGTCAAAGTCTCCACGCTTTTTGGCTTCTTCTATTTTTCTAGATTCAGCTTCAGCTTTGATACTTTTCAGTTCATCCAAGTCACCAAGTTCTTGAAACTGTTTCTCAAACTTTCGTGTTAGGCTGGCTTTTAGTCCTGCCATGTGCTTGTCAAACTCATCTTGAGTGTAGGTTCTAGCGTCTGTGTTTTCCTGACTGATTTCAGCAGTGGTGTCAGTTGCCACTGTATCCAATGTGTTTTCGTCCATTGTAAACGAGCCTCCTTATAGAGTGGTTAATATATTATTTATACAATTGTGTATATTACACCTTTATTGCAAGCCTTCCTGTCTTAGTATACGACGGCTCCAGGTTAAACCTGCTGGTCCGCCCCACAACAAATATGCTTGTGTGCCAGGGGTGTCTTTGCCTGGCTTGTAATATGTTTTGGCTCTGCTGAGAAAGCTGAATGTGCGTTTC